CTACAAATGTATTGTTTTGTGCGCCATTAGTTCCATCACCATGCAGCAGCATGGTGACATAGTTAAATTTATCGTCTGGCCCTGCGGCAGAGACTGCTGCTGTTTTACCTGATGCAAACATTTATCAGTCCTTATGGTGTGTAGTTCTGACCAACTGTAACGCCATACCAGTTTGTACCATCAGCAAAGAATGAATAAATATCTTGTCTGCTTGCAGTGGCTGTGATTGTAGGGTTTGTACCGCCAGGCCACTTAACTGTTGACCAAGTAACTGTGCGTGAGCCTGTTCCATCTTGCTTTAAGAACATGATGAAAGACTTGCCACTTGTAGCCGTTGGCATTGTGATTGTGGCATTGCCTGTCAAGGTAATAATTTGTACTGTGCCGTTGGTCAAAGCAATAGTAATAGCCGTAGAACTATTAGCAGTAAATGGAGTCTCTACATAGTTAGTGACTGTTGGGTTTGTCAGAGTCTTGTTTGTCAACGTATCTGTTGTTGCTCTTCCAACTAATGTGTCTGTGCTTGTTGGTAGCGTTACTGTGCCAGTATTGCTAATGGTTGAGATTATTGGTGCTGTCAGGGTTTTGTTTGTCAGGGTTTCTGTGCCTGTCAAAGTAGCAAATGAACCTGCTGTAAAGGCAGCGTTAGTCCATGTTGAACCTGTCCACACAAACAAATTGCTAGTGGATGTATTCCAGTACAAAGCACCTGTCAACAGGGCATTGCCATCATTGTCAACAGTAGGGGCAGAAGACTTAGAACCTAAGTATCTGTCATCAAAAGCATCATAAGACGCTGCCGCATTGGTTTCACTTGTTGCCGCATTGCTTGCACTCGTAGAAGCGTTAGAGGCACTTGTTGCTGCATTAGAAGCACTTGTAGCGGCATTAGAAGCAGAAGTAGCCGCAGCAGTAGTCGAACCAAAAATCGAATCTATTTCAGTTTTGGTATAAGCATTTGTAATGTTATAGCCAGCAATCGTAGTGGGATTCGTTCCCGCTGTTGCACGACCATAAGTGTCAAAAGTTACAGATTGGTAAGTGCCTGGCGTTACACCAGAAGAAGCCAAATCAATGTTGTCGCCATTGACAACAATACGGCTAGAGGATGCAGTACCTACATTGAGAGTGTTACCTGTCTTTGTAAGACCATCACCCGCAGTAATCTGACCCGCACCTGAGAACTGCGCCCAAGTGATAGATGTGCTACCCAATGTGCCACCCGCATCTATTGTGCAGATAAAGCCAGAGTCAGCGTTAGTTGTACCTTTTTCAACAAAGGTAAAAGCCGCTACCAACTCAGCATAAGTGTCTGCATCTGTTGTGCGAGTCCAAGAACCTGTTGCACACAAGTAAATACCATTGTTAGAAGCAGTAGATTGGTCTTTAACCAAGACCCGATCACCCGCAACAATCGATATCCCATCAATGGTTTGTGCGCCAGACAAAGTGATGTTTGCAGTAGTAGCCGCAACCACAGAGGCTTTGGCATCAATACCTTGGGCAAGTGCATCTACATAACCCTTGGTAGCCGCATCAGAATCGTTTGTAGGGCTTGCCAAACCAGTAATGGTTGCCGCTGTAGCACTGTCCATGTCCAATGCGCCAGAGATGGTCACATTGTTAAATGTAGAAGTACCAGAAGCCGCAGTGACATTGCCTGTCAGATTGCCAGTTACGTTGCCTGTGACATTTCCTGTAACTGCACCCGTTACATTACCTGTTACGTTACCTGTCACTGCACCTGTTAACGGGCCACTAAAGCCAGTATTAGCCGTGATGTTTGTGCCAGTGATAGCTAAAGGAGAAGAACCACCAATAACCGCACCATTGATTGTTCCCGCACTAATGGCGGCAGAAGCAATCGTAGCGGCTGTGCTAACAGTAAGGTTGGTAAATGTTCCTGCTGCGGCAGTAGTTCCACCGATAACCGCACCATTTATAGTACCACCAGTAATCGTGGCAGAGGAGTTATCTGTCTTTGTAGCTACAGCAGTAGCAATATTGTTGAACTCTGTATCAATCTCAGTACCTTTAACAATCTTTAGAGGATTGCCAGGCGAAAGATTATCTTTAGACGCAAAGTTCGTGGATTTTGAATAATTAGACATGGTTTATCCTATCTTGCCTTCTTTGGCTTGAAGTTCAATTTTCTGAATTGACAACTGAGTGCCATTGATAGTGGCTTCGTAACCAGTTTGTACGATTTTACCCGCACTTGAAGCATTGCTTGTCAGTGCTTTAATTGGGATGCCGCTTGAGTAGTCTGCAACCGCATATTCTCCAATCCCATACTCAAAGTAGCCTTGAGGTGGAATAAAGACGTTCTCTGACTGATAAGCACCCGAATAGTCAAAAGCCCACTTGATTGTGAGAAACTGGTTAGAGCCACCAATCACTACGGCAGTAATAGACTTCAAAATAGAAATCTGATTAGGGTTTCCTAAGTCAGCATTGTTTGTGTAGTACGAAAATTGGTAAGTAGTCGCATCATCAAGATACCCACCATACTTACCAATGTAGCCATTTTTACCAATGTAAAGGTCTCCATTACGCAACGATCTTAGTGCCGTTGGTGAAATACTGTCCCATTTGGTTACACGGGAAGCACCATCTTGCAGAGATTGCTTAGTATCAAAACAATAAACTTGCAAAGTAGCTGGCAGAACCAGCAGATAAAAAGCATTCTTCTCTGAATAAACAGATTTGACGTTTGCTAGTGTTTCTCCAGACAAGGAAGATTCCAAATCAAATCGAACATTCTTAGAAAGGTCTCTCAAAGGAGCAGACTTTTCTTGGATTGTCCTCATCAATGAACGAACACCTGAGTCTGACAAGAAAACAACATCAGTACCAATACTTTGTATGGTATCCCTTGCGATACACCCAATAGAGCCTACTGTGTCGCTCAAAACTAAGGATGCAGGAGTAGAAGCACCAGAGTAAACAAGAATCTGCTTCTTACCAAAGATAAACAAGAAATCATTGTGAGCTGCCAAGCCCATGACTTCATCAGCACCATTAGGCCACACACGAGATACATCTAATGAGCCTGAAGTGCCACCACCCCATACATGACCCGCAATCAGATCAGAAAAGGTAACTGTTACTTTATCAGTAGATGTATTAGCTACCCACAAGCGACCAAATGCTGAAATAGCAATGTTGGCTTGAGGAACTGTAGCTACATAACCAGACTTCTCAGAAACTCTGCGATAAGTTGTTGTACTTACTGCGGGGTCATAAATCAAAGGATCGTGACCAGTTTGGAAGAAGTATGCAATGCCATTTAAAGATGCACATTGCCAGTTACTTGCTGAAATAGTAGGAGCAGAGCCGCCACCACCATAGGTCAACTCAGTCACCGCATTAGAAGTGCCAAGTTTAAATATCTTGTTGTTGCCAGCAAAAAGAACAGTCAAAGTTCCATCGTTTTGGACTAATTCATGGATCACACCGACATCGTTAGCACCTAGATTGCCAGAAGAAGAGTTAACCCTTGTCCAACCTTTTCTAGCACCAATACGACCATACTGATCCAAGATGCAGTTAGTTGCGACCAAGGCAAAGCCAGACCCCAAATCAAGAGGCGAATCTTCAGTATTCAGGCCATAAAAGCCTGGTGCTGAGAGACTGTAACTTTGGAGTTGTGCTGCCATTAGACCGCCACAAAGTTGTCTTCAGGATAACGAGTGCTTTCCAATGCAATGGCATCAGAGAGCATTCCCCTAAACAAAGCATAAGCCTCGGAAGAGTTAGTTCCACCATCTTCACCACGCTCAATTAAAGCCCTTGCATAGGCACTTTGAGTAACTAAGTAGTCTAAAACCTTGACCGAAGTGCCATCAGCAGACAAATTAGCTTGTGGAATGATTAGGTCAAACAACAATGTATACACGCCATTGGGTACAGGAAACAAATCAACTTTTGTGTCGCCATTACCATCTACCCCGTTATAGCAAAACTCGCTAGGAATAGACTGTGAAGGTGTACCAAAATTTAGCTTGCGGTTCATGTCCGCAACAGTGGTGTTATCTAGGGTAATAACGCTAGTCGTGTTGATAGCATCAGTAACACGAAACTTCTGACCAGCACCTGTTAAGGCATAAGAACTTACGCCAGAACTAGTGGTGATAGTGACTGTTTGAGCCAAAACATTCCAAGTATAGGAATCTTCAATCTGACGTTTGGCATCATTGACAAACTTGCCAATCAAAGCGGAATAAGTTGTTTCGCCAACAGTAGATACTGTGCTTTCACGCAAGCGAACTAACACATCGTTAACAAGTTCTAAGTAGGTCATGTTCGTTGCGCTCCTGATACTTCAAATGTGGCAATAAAACTGAATGTACTTGCACTTTGAGTAGTAATTTGAATTCTATCGCCTTCTTCTAAAACGATATAAGCATTGCCATCAAACTGAAGGTATTGCTTAGATGTAAAGTCGTAATTAGTAAGAATATCCAAGGTTGTGGCAGCACTTGCGTCATACCATTGAACAGTAATGTGCTTAGTCGAACCACCAGTATTGTGAATGTACATCACAGTAAACTTGGCGTAATAACCCGTAGGAACTGTATAAACAGTTGTCAGCGTAGCGGCTGTTGGGTTAATTCCGACTGATACTGGTCTCACTTCATATTCCTCTTAGAGATCGCTTTAGCCTTAGCTTTAGCGTCTTCCTTGGACGTTGCGCCCCAAGCTCTAAGAGAAAGTAAAAGTCGGGTAGGCTTTCCATCTTTCATCTCAGCGCCAGGCATATTGCCCATTCGTGCTAAAAAGGATGCCCTACGAGGGTTATCTCCCGACTTAACTGGTGGTTTTAAATTGCCACCCGTTTCTGCATTATACGATGCTCTTCCTTTGGCATTCAAGCCCCCCTTGGGGTTTTTTCCTTCTTTTGTTTGCCAAACAGGAGATTTCATTTCTTCTTTGCGGTCTTAGCCGCAGCCTTAAATGCCGCCTCAGTAGGAGCACCTTTAGAACCAACCTTACGCATCTTTTCCTTAGAACCAGCTTTGATA